GCAATATAATTTTTTACCTCTGCATCGGTCATGGTCTGCAAACCGCTGATGTTTGCAGAAGTGATTGGGGACCCTGTTGCCTTGACCTTTAGAGGATTCATTTTAGTTTAACCTGTTACCACTCGAGTCATAAACAATTAAACTTGTTACGCGATACCAATCTACAGCATCTTGCGCAACCAATTCAACAGACGAGTATGGTGCCAAATTGACACCAACATTGACAGTTCCACCGTCAATAACATCTGAGGTATTTGGATACACAACAATAGTAACTGCTGTGGTGTTGATAACCTTGATGGTCAAACCTGCTACAGCAGATGGGAGTTTTACGCCCTGACTTGCTGTTGCTGTTGTGATCATGTTAATGGTTTTTGTCAGTGCAGTTGCAGTGCCTTGAGTAGTTCCCGCCGCTGTAACTGTGCCTGAAACCGATTTGGTCAGGGTTCCTGTAAGTGTTAAATCTGCAAAAGAAGGACTAGCGCCAGATTCATACTTATCTGTATTCAAATTGCTGAAGTTATTATCAACTTCAGTATTTGTCAGCGGAGTCCCCTTTACAGATCTAAGGGTAAGTGTGCTCATGCTTTATATCCTTATTTCTGTAGTATTTGTGTTAGTAAGTTTTTAATCTCAATCATTTCATTCTTAAGGTTATTTATATCGTCTCCATATGATTCTATTTGTTTCATGTGTTGTTTGCGAGACTTGTATGCCTTGAGTGCAGGCAGGTCATTCGAAAGTATTGCCTTCGAATGACCATCACGTTCATACTTTGTCGTATCAGTTAGTTTAATTCTTGTCATGTTATACCTGCAACGCAATCGCTCTAAGTTCTCTTACACGAGGAACCACAGAACTATTTGTTGACAGAGGAATAACCTTTACTGCGAAACTTTTATATCCGCTGTAAGTAGCACTTCCTACCGTATACTCAAGAACTCCAGCATTTTTATTTGCTGCAGGTATTGTATACTGATATTCAACATAACCAGATTTTGCTGTGTTGTTGAACGGCGGATTTATTGACTCCAATTCAATCCAAGCAAGATCATCAAAGTTTGAGGGATCCGTTGCTTCTTGGAATTTACCATATACTTTAACATCACAACCAACAGGAATCTGATTGCTCAAATATACCTTTAGATCTTCTGCATCTTGCCCGTCATCAAGAACAACTCTGCGAGAGATATACTTGGAAGCAGCGGAACCGTTGTTTCCAGTTTCAGTAGTAGTAAGATTATTTACATCATTGGCAATTGCGATTATAGAACATTTTCTAGTATCGATTACAGGAGAAACAGTTGATGTTTGTGTCATCATACCTGCTCTAACTGTCAGAGATTTATCCCCATCCAAATCTGCCTGTTCATTTGAATACGAATAGATCTGCGCTTCATATGATAACTCATACTCTTGCCCAAAGTTGATTCCTTCAAACGTAGTTCCGCCAGCACCTGCACCAGTTGCAGTTGGTGCGACTGACCAAGCAATAGTTGCAGGAGTATGATCAATAGAACCAATATTAGTTTCAAGTACGTTTAGTTGCTTGTTCTCAATTTCAGTAATTTCAGCATAAGATGCACCGTTACCAATAATATCAGCAGCAGTGAATGTTCCTAGATTTACTAGAGTTTTTCCAACATTATATAGAGGATCATATTGTTTAAAGAATCCTCTATTTAAAGTTACTGCCACTACTGCGCTCGAACCACCGCCGCTCGAGATAGTTAATGTCGGGTTACTAGTATAACCCGTTCCTGGATTTGTAACTACGACATTCGTTACTGCTCCGCCTGCAATTGTTACAGCAACCGTTGCATTTGTAGTAGCGCCGCCGCCTGACAGAGTATGTGTAATAGTTCCGTTCGTATAACCGGAACCTGCAGTTGTGATATCAAAGGAGAATCCGTGAATTATATCACCTGCTTCAAAATTTCCGTTCGTAAACGAATCGAATTTCAAGAAGTCGACGTCCATGTTTTTCATCACAAGCGAACCAACTGTATTAATTTCGAAGTTTGCACGGCGTAAAGTAAACTTAATATCTTCTGCCTGCTGTGCTGTCCATGATCTATCATTGGCAGATGTGAACAGGACACCAACATGAGGTTGCTCAGAAATTCTATTCTCTGTACCGAGTTCGTTCTCGCCCAACTCAGAAACCCAAATATTATAATCTGGATTATTACCTGCAGGAAGAAGAACAAAACAATATTCTGTGTTATTTTGCAGATATACTGGTGACGGGAAGGTGAAGGTTGTTGCCGTTGCAGCGGTTTCACTGACAACAACGTCTCCAGGATTTAGTGTTACTTCGCCAAACGGAATAACTCTATTACCAGGATATCCGTTTACCACTTCTCTTAGTTGAAGAGTAATTGGTGCACTAGATGATTTGGTTCTGAAATATATGTCAAGATTAGTGACATAGCAACCAAATGGCATACCTTCGACGTAGAACGTCTGCGCGATAGGATCTCGTCCGCGAAAAGCTGGTGCGCAAGGACTTACGGTGTTGCATCCAGCTGGTATGATTATTGTTTCTAAACTTCCATTGATAAGTCCACCGAAACCACCTAAACCGCCAATTTGGAACTCTGATTCTTCCCAACAGGTTGTTACTGGTTCGCATGGATTTGGAGTTGGAGTATCAGCAATAACCACAACAGGTGGGGTTGGTGTTGGTGGTGGAGTTGGTGTAATAACAGGAGGATCTGCAGTAACAGCTGGTGGTAGCGTAGGAGGAGGAGGTGTTCCTGGCGGCGGCGGCGGTGGAGGAGGTGGTGGTGTAATCACGGTATTTTCAATATTTGTTATGTTATTAACCGTCGTGAAGGTATTATTCACTGTTGTTTGCACAACACCAACATTTCTATCCGCTAATCTATTTACAGTAGTAGAAGTTTCAAATACTGATCTCGAATCTGAAACGTTATTGACAGTTACGTTAGCAACACGAGTCGATACGACTGTGTCTTGAACGGATTGTGACAATCCATTTGCTGACCATGTTTGCATTGACGCAGTTGTTATGAATGCATCACGGTTAAATTGATCATCACAGAGGCGGAAATTCTTGTCACCAGTGCGGAATGTCGCTGCTGGAATTCTAAATTGTCCTACGCAAATACCTTGAGCATTTGTAATTAGCGAGGCACCATAAGCGCCCGAATTGCCAGCAATAGCATATGAAGAATACGCTGCAGGATCCGTAGGTGTAATATTTGTAGTTGGATCAAAACTCAGTGGTCTACAATGTGTTGCGACACCAATACCATCAAAGAATGGGAATACTCTAGTATTCGGTTTCATTCTTTTTGCGATGAATGTCACAACAACTGAACGCATGAACGGGATGATAGAAGTGTCCGTTACGCGAGCACCAATTCTCTGGGATTGTGTTTCCGGAGTTACTGAAAGAGAAACACCTTGGCGAGTTTGGCGTTGTTCGGTGGTAGTAGTTATAACTTGTGTTTGTTCTTGGAATAGTGTATCGCCGCGTATTTGTGTATTACCAGCGACAGTTTGTGAAGATTGTCCTGTGGCAGTTCTTCCGGTTACTACATCTTGCCAATCACCATACTGAGTTCCCCATGCATCTGCCATGTTTTCCCAAGCATCATAATTTCCGTCGAAGTTTACGCTTACATCTGGTTTGATTGCGGTATCCGTCCAGTTATCAACTGGTGGATCTAGTTCCATATTTCCGATGTAGTTAAAGAGTAACTCTCCGACACAATTTCTTGGTTTAGAGGCAGATGTATTTTTAGTCATCTCAACGTTTACATATGGAAGAGTGATCAAGTCACCCGTCTTATAAACGTTTGTTGAGTTGGTATAATCAAACGCGAGATCAATATTTTCCAGATGGAAGAAAGGACGCATCTCTTTCTTTACTGGATCGATTGAAATATGATATGCACTATCGAAAACATTACCGATATTATGCCCAGTAAACGCATCAACTAGGATACCATTTTTAAATCGATCAAGACCAGAACCATCTGGTATAGACAAATCACTCGCTGCTTTTTCTAGTAGCGATAGAGACGTATAATACTCAAGACGGTTGATTCGTTGTTCTAGGACACCGATATCGCGCATTGTGTAACGACGATTATCAATGCTTCGAAATGTTACACCATAATCTGGTCTATTTACGCTCTTCGCAACATTAGGAGCAAGTGATGGAAATGGTGGAATTGTTATGATTGCCAGTGACATGCAATTGTCAGGTTCAGCAGGAATTCCAGGAGTCAGTGATGGTGTACCATATATCGTACTGAACACACCCTCAGAGTCAATGATCAGTCGATCTGTTCTTCCAAGATAATACTCTAGATCAGTAATAAACTGTTCCGTTGGAACTGGATTTGTGATACCAACAGAAGGAGCAGATAAGGTTGTGCTCTCAGTAGGATTGGTTGTTGCAGATCCCACAGTGGTAGAATTTGCTGCAGAATCTGCATAACGAACACGGAAATCTAAAGTATCGCGCAAGTCAAAGGTTTCGCCTGTTAGCGGCGATCTATAGACTGGGATATCCTGTGTCTTGATTTTTCCTGCAGTCGCACCAGTATCATCAATCTGATATGAGTCAACAACAAAGAAAGTACCGTCTGCAGAAGCACCATCGTGGGTGAAGAAATCTAATTTGACAACCAATTTCTTATTCGTAAGTGACGGTGCGCTAGGTTTCTTGATGATTCTGGCATTGCGATATTCATTATCACGTTGACCATTATCGAGAGTAAACGAAGAAGCAATGTCTGTGGCGTTATTGTTTGTTATGTCAGTTACTATATCAGCATCCAAGGTAGTATGCGGGAACGTGTAAATATTTTTAATTTGATACACGTCCGACAGACCCAGTGAATACGTACCAGTATTTGTTGATGGGTGAGTATTCGTATTGATAATTGCGTAACGATCTTCACGAAGAACCTTTAAAATAGGTTGCGCATTAGCAGTCTGAACATTTACATACAATTTAATATCAACTGGAAGTGTTACAGGCGAATTAACTGTTACTCCCCCTGCTAAATCTATTGTGATGGATTGTGCAGAGTTTCTTGTAAAAGCAGCAGATGTAAGAGCAATATTAGAACCGATTGGTCTTGAAACCGAGTTGATTGTTGCTGGTTCTTTCATGATCATCGTGAAGTTGTTGTTGATGATCGTAGAAGTAAATCCACCAGCTGCATATGGGAAAGTCTCGTCACCAGTCAGAGTGATAGTTACTTGTCCAGAAGAATTAAGTTCACCGTCGAATTCTTTGGTATAGATAAACGAGTTATCGTAAACTGCACTTGGAGCAATCGTTTTCGTTGCTCGAGCAGGAATTCTATAAAGAGATTTGTTGAAACTTGTTTCTTGTAGAACAGCATTACCGCCTACGAGAACAACATCAGCATGACCATCTGCAGTATCATTATAGTATATACCACGAACATCCTTAAAATCCCCGCTTGACATTGCAATGTCATAGAGATATAAACGATATTCTGCCGCAGCAGTTCCAACTGTTCCAGATTCATATACGATCTGCTTTACACGAGCAGTACCAACTTCAGATCCCGCTGCTGCAGTAGCAGAAAATGTTGTTGCAGTGATTGCTCCTGCTGCTGTGCTGCGAAGACTGACTTTATCGCCAGTGTTTAAATCCCACATCCCGCAGAATTCGTCTACGAGAATATAGTTACCATACGCAGTACTGATTGGAATTTCTTGTTGATTGACTGTTGTCGTTCCCTTTGGAACAACAACGTATTCTGTTTGGAATGTTTCATGTTCATACCCACGAACATATGCCTTACCTGCTTCAAGACCGATAGCAAGAAGATCTTTATTGCCACCACGTTCTGGATCGACAGTGTTTAGTGTTCGTAAACCATTGTTACCGTCAACATCAAGATGCTCTTTAATCAGAACAGGGAATTGTCTTACTGCATAGTTACCCGACTCATCATATGTGCGTCTCGCCATGTTCTTGCCGAGTTCGCCATAGATATTTGCAGTGTAAACTCTTTGCACTTCTCCGTTTATAATTTCAACTAATTGGTTGAATGTAGGAGGAATTGTGTCAGTTGATTCATATGCAACAAGAGTGGTTGTAACTTGGTATCTATCTGCACCTGGAGCAGCATAGTTGAAAGATCCTTGTGCAGGATCTAGTAAAGTTTGATCATCTTCAGAAGAAACTGTATTTTCTACGATCTGGAATCCAACCTTAACAGATGGTAGATTAGAATACTTGGAAAGTATGATTGTTTGTGTTTCGTGATTGACGAATTTACCATCAATATATACAATACCATCATCAACAGTTAATGCGGAGGCAATACCCCAGTAACTGTTAATTGGTTCTGCGTCATCATATGTGGTATCAACAACAAATGTATCACCATTTCTGCCTGCAATTGTAGAAGTTACAGTAAGAGTTTCACCCCCTGTGAAGTGAACCGCAGTCGTAGATCCATCACCACTTGTATAACGAAGATACAGTGTTTTCAAGTCAGGAGATTCTGCTTCAGTACCAGTTGCTGCATCTAAAATTACTGCAGTAATTCCTGATGTTCCACCAGTTACAATATCACCAATATAGTTTGCTAATGTGTCGTTATCTGCTCCCGCATCGACGATCTTAACGAATGCTCTTTGAGAATCCAGTTTGAATTCACAACCCTGAACAACCGAACCATTCTTGAAAATATGGTTTCCGAATTTACCGATTTGAGATTGCAACAGAGTCTGTAGTTGTGTAAGTTCGCGTGCCTGTACTGCATAACCAGGACGGAACAAAACTCGATTGAAATTTTTTGCATCGTCAAAGTCATCATAGTATGGAGATACATTTAAATTCAGTGCCATATTTTATGTTCTCTCTTAAAATTTTAGAATTGCTCTAATTTTCTCTACCTGATCTTCTTGACGAACGATGAATTCTCTGTTATCCAGATATATAATTTCACCTGTTTTGTTGTCAATTTCAGGTTCTACAACACTATTTATAGTCAATCCAGTCAAGGATTGGTCAACATTAGCGAGTATACTAGAAGATGTTATTAGTGGAATTATAGGAAGAAGGTATATACTTTCTAATGATCCATTGTTATTAGCATCAACTTTTTGGACAACAATAAATTTACCACCACTGTCAGTTGTAATCACATCATCTAAGGCATAACTAGCAGGAGATGAAGTGTTAATTACGTAACAGCAAGTTCCCGTGGAATCTTGGAAATTATTATTGGTATCAAAAATTAACGGATTTTTCACCAATCCTATTTGTCGGAAGTCATTATTGAGAAACAGATCGGCAGTATCATTTGTTAAATTGACAGAGAATCCAACATTGGTTGCAAACAGTTCTTTCTGCGCATTGGCACCATGACCTGCTCTTGGTGAGATCACTGGGATTAAACTAGCACCAGATCCTTCTGCGCCGTCAATGGTAACATCTGCAAAACTATAACCAGTGCCACGATTTGTTATGGTAACTGAAAGAATTGCTCCATCATCTGGATCAATTTCTAGAGTTGCTTCTGCACCAGAACCATCACCAATGATTGAAAGGGTGGCGTCGCCTTCTACGTAATCGATGCCACCAGAAAGAATTTCTATACGATCAATTGTTCCTGGAATAGCAGCATTCTCAACGTTTTGTTGTGCAGTACCAGACTCAGTAGCACCCAATGTAACAGAAGCAGCAGCGCCAGATCCACCGCCGCCCGAGAATGTGATATACGCAAAACTATAACCTTCGCCTGAATTTGATATAGTTATAGCAGTAACCAGACCAGCACTAACAGTAGCAGTTGCAACTGCACCAGTACCATCACCATTTATGATAACGGTTGGCGCAGTTTCATATGAAGAACCAGCATTAGTAATAGCAATAGTATCAATTTGTCCATTTACATCAAATGCAGGATCGCCAGAACCTGCAATTTTTCTCACAGGGATGAATTCTGGTGTGAGAAACTTTGTCTTATCTGATGCCTCGACCTTAAACATAAACTTCCAAATATATCCATCTGCTGTTTCAATTGCAGAAGTGGAAGTTCCTGTGGGTTTAGTAGTGCTTTGAGCATTACTATTATTGAAGATACACTTATAGACATGATCATCATCAGTCAGCACATAAAATTCTGCATCTTTGAGCGATAGAGCACCACTGTTTGCAGCATATGCGTCACCATTAGCATCTAGTTCGCCATATTTGTCATCATACTGATCATAAACTGTTCCTGACGCCCAGTTAATTCTAGGAATCATAAGAACTGTGTCGCTCGACTGAATACGTTTAACAAACAGCATGTTTCTACTTGACGTGTTCGCATAACGCACAGAATCTACTGGATCTTCGGGTGATTCTTCGTCATCCCATTCAGTTGTTCTGCCTACAAAGAAATAGTAGAAGTCGTTCTCGTTGTAAATATCACGATAAAGACTTCTTGCTATTTCTGTGCGACCTGCTGACCGTAAAAGAAGTGTCATTTTATATTACGAGATCGTAACCGTCCAAGTGATAGTCATGCTGTCTGACGCACCCTTGTTGATGACAGCAAATTCAGTGCGGCAAAGCATTGTTCCGCTGGTAAGAGCATTGAAGATACCTGCTTCAGTAACAGCACCAGTACCCGAACCAGCACCAAACGTAGCAACATATTCAATTGCGTTTGCTGTTACAGTTGTTGAAGTCAGAGCAACACGTGCACCAAGTGCGGTTTCAAGAGCAGTATCACCTGCTGCTGGATTTGTTGTACCCGAACCAACACCCATGTGTGTCATAGCAGTAAGAGTGGTGTCCTTCATGCGCGAAGCAATATAAGCAAGACCAGTGTTAACAACAAGGTTAGGAACAGTTACTTCTTGTGTAACATTTCCTGCTGCGTCGCGAAGAACGATGTTTAGTTCGCCCTTAGTACCTTTTACGTTTTCGATTAGTTTCATTTGATTTACCTTCTTCTTAGTTAAAATAAGTTGCTTGACCCACAAAGTCCGAACCGAATTCACCTTCAACATAATCTTGTATGTTTATAATACCACTTTCGGTGACTGTTACTGTTTCAAATAGTCCTTTGAGTATATTTATAAGCGATTGTTCAGTAGCAGCAATAGAATCTATCGTTACAGAGTCATTCGCGACAATTAATAATTCAGTTGCACCTGCATTGTCAGTTTTAACCAGATATGGAATTATACCGACGGTATCAGTTGACGTAACAGAATCAGTCAAATATTTATATAGATGATTGATCGAAGTTTCCGCCGCTGTTGCTACATCTGTTTGAGGTTTTTCGATACCAGCATTGGCATACTCATTAGATATTACGGATTCTGTAAACGTTCTATAATACTCCACAGTTCTAGTGAATGCATCCGAGTTAGTTACTGTATCTACCAGAGATTTATCTATACCAAACGCTTGTGAGTCTGTAGTGTTTGATGCGTCAGAAATAACCTTTGCAAAATCAAATTCAGTGGTATCTGCCGAAACATAATTTTCATCAAAGAAATCTTCAGCGTATGGATCTTGAAGGAAAATTGTTTCTTCAAGCACCTTACCAAAATCAGTAATTGCATTTTCAGCAGTAATTGTTGTTTCGTTTACTTCTCTCACATATTGGACAACACGATCAAACACATCCAGTGTTTCTGTAGTATCATCTTCGGTTCCATAGATACCAACAGTAAAATCAAGAGATGTTATATCTGCTACTGTAGCAGCATCAGTCAATACCTTGAACACATGACTTCTGTTTACATCTGCTACTGCCGCAGAGTCAGTAAGAACTTTGATGAAGTTCACTGCGAAGTAGAATTCGTTATTGCGAGTAATACCACCTGACGCAGTAAGTTCTTCAAGCACAAACTCGTAGATATGCAGAGGTTGTATTGGTGTTGTAATGAATTGATTAAAGTCAACCGTCTGCTCAATGGTAAGTTCACCAAAGATAGCAGTACCTGCTGGGTGAGTGGTATTCTTGACAATATCCAACCATTTGTTGGATGGAACATTTGAACGAACAACATATGAGTAGTTCTGATAGTAGAAGTTATCTTGTAGTTTGTTGACATTCGACAACATACCACGCGAGTCTCTAAATCTACCTGTCTTAACGTTTACTGCGCCCGTGGTAAACGACAGAGTAGCAGTACACCCAAGTGCCGATTCTATATCTACTGTGAACGTTCCACGCTCGAAGTCGAATCCTGTATCAAAAATACTTACTGCGGTTGGACATCCATCAACATCAATCGCATCAATTCTAATTGATGCTTTGTTATCTCTGCCAACAAGAGTATATGGGTTCAGCGTAGTGTCAGTTTCGTTATATTTGTTTAAAAAGTATCCCGAACTACTAGGCGTTGACGTCGTATATGTTAGACCTGTTAACGTACCAGCAGTAGTTACGATTGCGACGTTAGCTTCAGTTGTTAGTGTAAATCCAGTAACATTCGGTGAGGCACCAGTTACAGCAGAAACTCTATAAACAGTTCCTGTCGTGTACCCAGTAATGGTACCAGAACCTGCACGAGTCCCTGTAATTGTTATACGATCATTAACTGCAAGTGTTGATGCGCCACAAGTAAACTGACCAGCGGTACCAGAAGTAGCAACAGTCGCTGCCAGAGTTCCAGTTGTTGCGGAATTAAATTCTACAGTATACGAACCTACTGAACCAGATTCATCGATTGAGTAAATATCACCGACTGAAAACCCACATGGTGGTGTTCCGGAACAATCAATAACTTCAACAGTCGAAAGTTGGCGAACGATATAACCATATAGAGTTGTTGTAGTTCCAGAAACTATCTCAACCTTAGTTCTTACTGCTTCGGTGGAAAACGTAACAGCAGGTGCTGTTGAATACCCAGATCCGCCGTTTATGACTATTACGTGTGATATTTCCCCAGTATCTGCCAGGATTGCTCTAGCAGTTGCAGATGTTCCTGTCGCTGAGGTGAATTGTACTGCAGGTGTTGCAAAATAACCATTACCAGTATCAATAACAGGAGCATACAATAGTTGACTTCCTGATCCCACAATGGTAAGATCAACTGCTGTGCCAAGTGTAGCATTTCCTGCACTCGTAGCAAGTTTAATTGTATTTACATCAACTACTATGACGAAGTATACAGCGTAATTGGTAAGACCCGTTATAATTGTCCCACCATTTTTATCATAGATAACCACATCACCTGTAGAATACCCATGAGAAGGAACAGTAATAGTATTACTCGTTAAGTTAATACCTGTTGCAGTCGCATATGTTAAACCTGTTAACTTACCAGCAGTAGTTACGATTGGAACACCAGATTGAGTGGTTAGCGTAAATCCAGTAACATTTGGCGAAGTTCCAGTTACAGCAGAAACTCTATATGTGGTTCCTGATGTATATCCAGTGATAGTGCCTGTGGTTGTATATGTCAGACCTGTTAACGTACCAGCAGTAGTTACGATTGCGGTACCAGATTCAGTTGTTAGCGTAAATCCAGTAACACTCGGCGAGGTACCAGTTACCGCAGAAACTCTATATGTAGTTCCTGTTGTGTATCCAGTGATTGTAGCAGTACCGCCCTTAGTACCAGTAATCCTTACGCGATCATTGACTGCAAGTGTTGATGCGCCACAAGTAAATTGCCCAGCAGTTCCGGAGACAGCAACAGTCGCTGCCAGAGTTGCAACTCCAGGTGTGCCAGTAATCGTAAGTCGATCACCGATAGATAGAGTTGAATTGCCACAAGTAAACTGACCAGCAGCACCAGAAGTAGCAACAGTCGCTACCAGAGTTCCTGCTGTCGTAATGCTACTAAATGTCTTGCTAGTTTCTCCGACTATCGCCTTGACTTGACCACCAGAAACCAAAGCATTCGCAGAAGCACCAGCGCCTGGAACTCGAATCGTTGCAGTTTTAGGTAAATTTGTTACCAACTCATAAACTGCAGGGGATACATATGCGAATTTAGTTACATTGCTTATGCTAGTTTCAACAGTTCGCTCATATGTTACTGATGAAATATTCTCATAATATGTAATTTTGGCTGTTTTGCTGCTTAGATCAAACGGATTTGCTGTAATGGATGTATCAACTGCAAGTTTTAATGTTATGTCTTCAATCCAAATACCATCAGACGCACGAAGCACCTGTTCAGATGGATAAAAGATTTCTGTGCGTTCGTTGTATAAGATTCTAAAGAGAAGTTCGATTGCTTTCTCAGAACCCTTTGCTTCATAGAACTGCTTGATGAATTTGATTAATCTTCTATCATCAATCTGTGCAGTAAGCGGGAAGTTCTGCGCATACTGGTTCTTAAATTTGGGAAGGAATGTATCAAGTGTTCTGTTGATATCGAAATTCTTCTCATAATTGAGAAGGAAATTGTTTACCTGATTTTCTTCATCTAGAAACTCATAATATTTTTCTAGGAACGTAACGAATACAGGATACTCGACACGGACGAAATCTGGAAGTTGGTTTGCAATAAGATGACTTAATGATTCTTTAAACCCATTATAGGCATCATCAATATAAACCATGTTCGCAGTTGCTGCAGCACCAGATCCGCTGCCACCTGAAAATGTAATTGTGGGCGGCGAAAGATAATTATAACCTGCAGACGTCAAAGTAATTGCGGTAACTTTACCACCAGAAACTGTAGCAGTTGCTGTTGCATTCCCGCTGATTGTAACTGTTGGCGCAGAGGTATAACCTGAACCGCCATCGGTAACAGTTACACTAGCAACCTTCTTATAATATGATGTGGTTTCAGTCATCTATTATTCTTGCGAGTTAGCAATTGCAGTAACTGACAGACCCACAGGAATATTTGATACTGAATTCGCTGCACTAGTATCCAATGTTAAAACAGTATTCCTAGCAGCGTAAGGGAAAACTGCTGCCGTTGATGAGTTAGTAGTAGATGTTAGATCTGATGTTAGAATATTTGGAGCATCACCAAAAGGTTCTACATAAACTCTAAATTCTGCTTCCGTCTCAGAATTAATTAAAAGATCTGTAATAGTTACAACACCCGTAGAATAATCAACGTTTCCAGTAACAGATAAAAGAATCGTGTCATCTGAAGCTCTCTTCATCGTAAGAGTTCCGATGTCCCCTGCCGTTTCATCATGTTGGTCTGTTATGTATACAGAATAGTTTTGTCCACCAATGGTTGTATTGAAAGTCGTTGTTCTCAGAGTTTCGGGTTCTAATGGACCATTAAATCTTATCACATAATCTTCATAAACTCCCGATAATATCGGTATTTTTTTATGCATTAACACTTGAATACTAGCAGAGAAAATAGACTGGGTCGTTCCAACAACTGCGGAAAGCAATTTAGAATAATAAAAGTTTTTCTGCAACTTATTTACATTATTAGTAAAGAAACTTTGCACGATTGCTCTTACTTCGGACTCGATTCTAGAGGAGGTAAGAGATGTAATTGTTTTGTTGTAGTTGACTGAAATATTTAATCCGATGTATGTTTCGATTGGATCGACGAACTCGGGTTGAATTGAAACAACACTTCTTGGTCGAATAATATCTCGAGCAATAATGTCTCTGTCTGCCTGTGAGACTATCGATCCAGGTAATGGTTGAATCGATATAAATACTTTGCCATAAACAGGAGGATCATTTTCTTCACCACCCCATACAGCAATAGAATTGATATTATTAAATCTAGATCTGATCAATGTCTCATAATCATCAGAAGTAACAACGCGATTTTTAGTGGAATTGAATCTAGGAGCATTATAACGAATACTGTCAACACTTTCTTTTTCACGACCACCAGTTGCAGCTGATGCAAGATAGACTACTTTAGTCTCCCCAGATGCAGTAAAAGTTTTTGATGGTGAAAAGTTAGGAATAGAGTTAGCTGCTGATCCGCTACTTACGATATAATCAATGCCAACAATATTACCGACCTGTAATTGCTTACCGATAATATCATCACCAAATCTAACTTCATATAATCCTGATGGACCTTCTTCGATAAAGAATGCCTTTGTAGTTTCATCGACGTCCATGATGTCATCATAGAAATTCCAAGTTACAACTGATGTGACCGTAGATGATGTCTGCACTCTTACTCTGACGGTAGTAGTATCAATATTTACATTCGGCAGAACAAATGGGCCAGATTTATTAGATTGATCAACAATGAACGTATTAGTTACTCGCTTACCTTCAATCAGTTCCATTGGGAAAGTGAATCCTGTTTGACCAGTTTCAAGAGTTACTAATCCAGAAACATAGTCCTCTTTTGGAAAGAAAGTATATGTGTTTTTTGCTGTCTTTGCAGTGAACGGTGTATCGCGTAATATAGTTAAACTTGTATTGGTAAACGTAGAAGGTGGATCAATCTGCAATGTGATATTTGCACGAGCAGATTTTCTAGAAGTTGGCGTATAACCTAATGTTTTCGCAATCGAAGTAACCGAGTTTCTTTTAACTGCACTATCGATAAACATTTCATTTGCTTGAAGATGCGCGAGAGTTGCATTATAGTGCGTATTATATGCAAGAATATCAAGAAGGATCGTAAGACCAGCGCCATCAAAGTTGTAATCTTGGAACTCCTCTTGTGATTGCATGAAGGTTTTTAGATTTTCCTTGATGGTTGCGAAATCTAATTCAGTTACATTAAGTTGAGACATCTTATCTACTTCTTCTTAGAACAGTTGAAAATGAAACGGGATCCACAACCCCGACAACATAAAAATATATAGATACATTAAACGCATTCTGGTCAAAAAGTGGCACAACATCTATCTGTTGCGATCTAACTCTGGGTTCATACTTATTAATTAATAACTCTAATCTTAATTTCAAAGAATTGGCAGTAACAATATCAACGTTCTCAAACATCATACCGTAGATCGGCGAACCAATTTTAGGTTGAAATGGTCTTTCGTAGAAGTTGGTAAGAACGAGAACTTTCAATGCCTGTTTTACAGCATTGACATCAAACTTCCTCGCAACGTCACCCGTAATTGGATGCATTGCGAAGGATAGATCTAGATCCGAGTAGATTCTGTTTACTGTTTTTGTTGTCATATAGTTATTTATATCAGATTCTAGACGACTTGCCTAAACCCAGATTTATAAACCATACCTTTACCACCTGGTGTTGCTGTAAGCGTTTGTCCTCTTTGTTTTCCATCTCTGTTCGTGTATCCAATATGAATCCAAACACTGCCACGGGCATTTCTTTCCAAGATTATCTGATCATATCCATTCAAATTTGATGCTGCCCACCGACAAACATCAATATACTGTTTTGGATTCAAGTTAGGGAAACTTAAATCAGCAGCAGATCCCCAACCATGCGCATTGGTATCCAGTTTTGTTTTTGTGCCATCTGGATAATACTTTCTAAATCCACAAGACCATGATACTTTACCGTACTTATCGAATAATGGTTCGATGACATTAACCGCAAGACAACGAAGATTATTCAATATTTCATATTCATTTTGTTTACTTCCTGGTGATTTATGCCCACGAAGATCAGCAGCACCATTAGGGCAACCATCCCTGCCATTACATAATTGTGCCAGTGTTATTCTCGAGGAAATTTTTAAAGTACCATCATATTTTTGTCCCTGTTGAGGAAGAGGTGGAAGTTTCACTCCCTTCAATGTATTACAATCTTTTGATGGAATTCCACTTTTTCCAGCTGGCGGAGGATAGGAAGTAGTACCATCGCCTGATGTTCCGCCTGATGTATCAGACGAAGTGCTCGTTGAAGGATCTCCATTGTTGACGCAATCTTCACCACCTTCAGCACCAGAAAGTTGCCCTTCAACATTACCATTTTCATCAGGTTCACCACCATCAGTATTCATACTACTGTTTTCGCCACTATATCCAGTCTTAACAGCATCATTTGTTCTCTCGACAGGTTGTGGCGCAGATAGAGAAACAGGTTTTTCTAATTCATATGTCACTGGAAGTTTTGCTGCTACTGCACAGATTGCATCTTCAGCAGAACCAGCAGAACCAGCAGACGCAGGAACTGTGATAGATGCAGTGGTATTACCCTTTATATCGGTAGTATCATCTGGAGTATTATGTGTTCCCTTGAGATTTGTGGTTCCTGCATTCAATGTAGTAATATTTGCAGTTGTAACATCAAGAGTTGCTGTATCAATTGGCGAAGAAGTAACCAGTGGTGCCTTCAAACTGATATTTCCTGTACTTTCTGCATTAATAGTTCCAGCAGATTTAATATTAACATTACCAGTTGCTTCTTGATTGATCATCGCAGCAGATTTAATATTAACATTACCAGTTGCTTCTTGATTGATCATCGCAGCGGTTTTCAAGTTAATATCACCAGTAGATTTAGCAAGAATTTCTGCATCAGTACATAGGTTCATGTTACCAGTTGAATGATTGAAAAATGCTCCGCCAGATTTGATATGCGTATTAACCTTGGATGATAGATTCAATCCTGCGACTGTTGTTAGGTTATATTTACCTGTAGTTTTGGTAGTTACTGCTCCTGTTATTTCAGCGTCAACCTTACCTTCATTCTTAACAGAAATGTCACCTTCGTTTCTGAGGTAGATACCATCTTGTACTGAAAGACCAAGCGATCCGCCAATGTTGACATTAACATCATTATGGATATCAAGACTGACTTTACCATGCATAGTTAATGCGGTATCATTCATGATGAACACATTACATTGCCCTGCGATATGGACATTGGCATTACCCTCAATAAGGACATACCCGTCTTTTTCTATTATGGAATAACCATTACCGATAATTTTATTTACCTGAGTTCCATCTGGTCCAGTCTCCGTAAAGGTTCCTGATCTGTGAGCAATATTCAATCGCTCGAATCCAGGAGTGTCATCGATTTCTAATGCGTGACCAGATTCACCTGCAAAAACTTTGTTAAACGGATACTTTGCAGCATACGGAGTTGCTGGTTGTTCCCATGTAGAACCAGAACGACCCGCCATCTTTACCGCACGTTTTCTCGATGCGTTCCTTGCTGCTGGCGAAGAACCTAATGACTGAGAAGATTTATCGCCCGCAGATGTTCTTGGGTCTGGGTTAATTCCAGGGGAATTGATACCAAGCGCAAGAGTATTAGTATCTGGTTTGTTTACGTAGTCTGGTTTTGGATAGTTCTTCTTTGGGTCTTTGAATCCTTTGCCATCTTCCTTAGCAATATTAGTATTTTCATTTGTTGGAAGATTTTCTGCGTCTGGTGCATTGACTGCAGTATTTACTGCATCAGCTGCCTGCGCAGGATGAGAAATACCATTATCAATAGTTGATTTTGGTTGTTCCTTTAATGGTGCTTCTACTTTCTCGACAATCTTTCCTTGGGACACTGTTCCATCTGATTCCGTGGTTGTTGTTATTGTAGTAACAGCACCTGATGGTTGTAGTGTTGAAACAGAAGAAGTGGAACTACCATCTGATGCAGTTTGTGTTGATTGAGAAACAGCAGCAGACATACTTGCAGTATCTGAAGTAAAGTTTAATAGGATCTCATTTTTTGCTGAGACACATGCGACATATGTAAATGTCAATTTTGATCTATCTGCTTCTCGTGCCTTAGTATCAAGTTGCTTGATCAGAGTTTCTACATCGGCCGGATCATCAAACGCAATAGTCTTATTACTTTCTGCGTCATCTGCTGCAGAATTTTTATCTGTGCTTGCTAATTCTTGGACAGAACCTGCAATGGAAGGATAGGTTCCAATCAACCAATCTGTAGTATCATCAATAGCAAGTAACCAAGTACCGAAAGAAGGTCTGTTATGTAAAGAATCGCGTTCTGTTAATGACAGTCGAGTAAGTGTCGTTATTGCTGCAGCAGATAATGCGCTTGAATCTTTATTGGTACCAGCGAATAACTCTCTATTATTTTCAATTTTATCTACAATACGAAGAGTATACGTTTCGGTGCCAACATGTTCTGCAGTAATTTGTATTCCGTTTTGAGTAAAATCATATGGATTGGCTACTGATGAAGATGCAGATGCAGATGCAGGCGCAGGAGTGCTCTTAATTCCTGTCACAACCTTTGCAGATATAGTTCCTGTTGGCGTTAGTTCATAAGTAATTGATCCATTATTGATTGTTCTAACAATCTTTTTGGGAACTTCCTTTGTTTCCAATGGAGAATTAGATGTTGCTGCAGTCTCTACTGTAGTCTCGCCTACTATTTTTGGTTTTTCAGTGGGAACAACATAAACTGCAGTATCTGCAGCAGATACTGCAGTATCTGCTGTAGTTATTGGTGTAGTTTCACCTGCTGTTGATGGTGTTGCAGGTTTATTCAGTTCTTGTTGACGTGCCTTTAGAGTTAATCTATATGCAGTTTTAGCACTAAGATTCGAACTTACATCCGTGGGTTCATCCGGATCAACAATTCTTCCATCTTTTAGTCTTGCCCAACCACCGAATCGATCTATCTCAACGATTTGACCTTGAATAGATGAATTTGCATCTTCGAAATCTGCGGGGTCAGTTGATCCTATTATTAATATTTCTCCTGGGACTCCAGGAGGAGTGATTTGTTCTTCCTTGACAATACTGGTCGTTCCAGGAGTCGGTCCTGGAGTTGCAACCTGTTCTATTGGAAGCGCGACAGCATTAAATCCAACATCAAACCAATATTTAGCAGATACACCATTTGCATCTGTCTTAACATTTCCCCGTAAATAGTTTTGAGTTGCGTCGATATCCCAACAAATCGACATACCCAATGCGCCAGCAAGAGTCTTTTTATCAACACTCTCATTAATTGCTCTTGAAGTCAGCAATAATTGATATGTGAATTTGAGCAAATTTACTGCAGCAATATCTTGTAAATGTGGTTGTAAAATGAACGCATCATGCATATTTTTCGGATCAAGAAATCTTGTTCTTGGTGGTTCAGAAGTATTCGGCGCTTGTAGAGTTAATCTATATGCGGTTTTTGCATCATTGTTAGCATCTATATTAGTGTGAAAATTAGGTTCAACAATTCTTCCATCTTTGAGTTTTGCCCATAATGGTATTTCATCCGCATCTATCTCGACGATTTGATCTTGAATATCTGGATGTGCGCGTAAGAAATCTGCAGGATCAGTTGATATTCTCTTAACTGGTTGTGCTGGTGTTACAATTATTTCTGATTTGATTTCCGGATGACAAGAAACATTAAATCTTGAATCTGAACCATTAATAATGTGTATGAGCATGTAGTATAATGCATTATTTCTTGCACTTACAGGCGCTTCAATTATTCTTGTTTGCTTACCGGAATTATACTTCACAAACCGACTATACCAACTTTCATATTCTTCGTTACCTCTTGATGGTACAGGAATATTTGGTAGATTGTCATTAATCCAGGTGTTCAATTCGCTTCCGAGTATTCCTCCATCAATTAACTGTGTAACACCCAGTTTATATACACCATATTCACCATCCGCATGCACGACGTTGAATTTCCACTGATCGCCAGTTGGTGTTACAGCGACTGGTGCAGTAGTTACTGCTGCTGTTGGTGTTACTGCTGCTGTTGGTGTTACTGTTGATGTCTCAGGAGTATTCGCTGCGTCTAGAGTTAATCTATATGCGATTTTTGCATCATTGTTAGCATCTATATTAGTGTGAAAATTAGGTTCAACAATTCTTCCATCTTTGAGTTTCGCCCACAATCGTGGTGTTGTTGCATCTATCTCGACGATTTGATCTTGAATATATGGATCTGCATCTTCGAAATCTGCAGGATCAGTTGATATTCTCTTAACTGGAGTATTAACTGTTGTTGCAGTAGTTACTGCTGCTGTTGGTGTTACTGTTGCTGCAGTCTCTACTACTGTTGGTGCTGTAGCGGGAACAATATATCCAGGTGAAACGAGTAAATTAAATCCTTGTTTCGGAGTTTCGCCAAAATTATATACTCGATTATAATACTGCAGGGTCATGGCGTTCTGAATTTGCTTCAGAAGCGTAACGACATCATCGCGAGTCAGAGAACCAATGGTCTCGTCTTCCGCCATGTTGATACTGTCAACTGTCGTAAAATATGGAGTAGATGAATCATATTTTTTCATTGGTTATACCTTATACTTATTTCTATAGAAGGCAAATCTCTTTCTTCTATCAGCAAGACCCAACGCAGGGTCCACACCATTAATTGCTGTAGATACGTACTCGACATCGCCCCATCTATTATTTTTGCCTATGTTGGGTCGTTCTTTGTTGAAGTAGTAAATTAGTATTAATGCTGCGACCTCTTTAGTTGCTGCTAACTCTGGATTTTGCTCCAGCGGTTGGTTAAGGTACTTTCCAGCGTTTCGATAATTAATTTTCCACGTAAGTCCCAAAAATCCTCTTCCGCGATATTTCTTTCCATCTCCTGGTTGCGTATTGCCATTTAACCTCGCCCTTTTCCTACCTTCTGGATCTATACTTGTAATATCATAACCGCTATGAGCCTTTGTCCCGTTTTTGCGTCTACCATTATTAATATAATTGTCGTCGCCCACTTCTGTCATTTTCGTGAAGTTAGCAGATTCGTGGGCGCATTGTGCCATGATCATAGCCTTGGCAAGTGGAGTATATCCTTTTATTTTTTTACTACCATTAGCATCTAACCAAGATTCCAAGTAAGATTCCAGATCTTTGGCATTACCACTTGGTTGTACTACATCACCGACATCGCCAGCAGAACCAGAATCCCCGCTACCTGTTGCAGCATCACCAGAAGATCCGGATCCCTCGGAAGGAGCGCAATCTGCTGATGCTAATCCTCCTGGAATTGATCCTACAGATCCAAAAAACATAGGATGTTGACCATTTTCGCCATCGGCGAAAAATCCAACAACCCAAGAACCTTCTACTGCACCAGTCGGAGACCACCCAACACCAGAAGTACCTGCTGAGTTTGCTGGCATGACTGGTATCGCCCATGGAAGATCTTCTGTTGGTAGAGTCTCAGTATCTTCCGTGTGATATCCAATAATTCTTACTCGACATCTACCCAGTCGTAGTGGATCATCACGATCTTCCACCACTCCGAACCACCAATAGAAGTTTGCATTATTATTAGATGTAATATTATTCATTGCCATAATTTAACTTCCTATCTCACTGTTAACACGTTCGAGAACCTTTGCATAACTCTTTGGATGTAATCCATCATTAGAGGGGAATTCTGATAGTCTAACAGTTTTATCGCCGTATTTAGATGCAACACCTTGTATTTTCTGTGCAATAGTATTATCATATGGAAGAATCCAAATAACCTTTTTAGTTTGGGATTTAATAGATTCTCTTACTGCAGTTGCGTTTTCAGCAGTTTTAATATTTGGATAACCCTTATCATTTGATCCCATTGAAATAACTGTATAATCGGAACCACCCTTGGCAACATAATTTTTCTTAATTTTATCAGTATTCCAACCAACAGTAGCATTTGTTGCTGCATTCTTGGCAGAACTTCCTAGACCTTGTGCAATACTATCACCGATAAACGAACCCTTTCCAACTGGTTTTGCCGAATTCGTTGCTGGTGCTGAAGTTGCTGCTGGATCTGCCGGAGTTGCTGCAGGATCTGGTGCCGGAGTTCCTGTATTTTCTGTGTTAACTGAACCACCAATCTCTTCGACCTCATATATTTGTTGTGCATATGAATCCTTAGAAATCTCTAAAAACATGGTATGTCTTAGTGGTGATACTTGATGGCGTATCGCAGTTATCATGTAAATACCAGATATAAATTTGTCCCATATCAATGCTTCAGAATCTTCTTTAGTTTTTTCCCCAACAGATGGATAGTATAATTTAATCATTCTACCAACTTCAGCATCTGTTCTTCCAGGAACTGTTATTTGTAATCTCAATGTGGTCAAGTCCATCAAAGAGCTATTTCTCTGTGAAACAAAATCTTCAGGGCGTAAATCGATAGAGTCTACTGTTGAATCCAACACACCAGGATTAACCGTTGAAACAAATGGTTTACTATCTGCAGAACGCATCACATTAATTGGAAAAATCATCTTGTATTTTTTGTCGGTTTTACTAGGATCATCTCTATCAATGTCAGGGAATGTATATGCCCCTGTTGCTGGATCCAATTTTCCATCTTCCATGTGATTATATTGTTTATAGTTGAACCCATGATCATAATGATATGCAGTATATTCTTTCTTAACCATGTTGAATGAATGAATAGTACTAGCGAAATGCCCCAAGTCTTGACTTTGAAGTATATCTAAATTTGTAATAAATTCTAGTGCCTCAATTGTTTGAAATCCTTTGATCATTGAGGAAACTTTATCAAGATTTTGTAGATTAGTATTGTATACAAACGCTGAGTAAATATCTCCGTTTTCTAACTGATTTTTAACAAGAGCTTCTATGGATGCAAAATAAAATCCTTTTGTTGTTTCATAAAATAAAAATGTCGGAGATTTGTGTAGATTACCAATAGATCTTTTTGCTAACCAATTCAATGTTTCGATTGGTGACCACATTGGAGATACAAATGTTATCTCTGTCTCGTGTGGAGTGTCAGCGATATACAGTTCCGTATATAATGTCTCGTCAGTTACATCTTGAGAAGATTCGGTTCCATCAGTTGTCGTCGGGACGGGTGCCGCAACAACTTCGTCTTTGCTATTGAAAAATCTTTTTGATTTCATGTTTTCTGTAAAAATCTCAGAAACAATCTCATCAGTTGTTCCTTCAAATTTTTTACTTATTTTTGTAACGTTATCAGCAGCTGCTTCTAATGAGCAAAATAGTAATTCGTAATATTGCTCTCTATCATTATTAAGTTTGCGATTTTTTACTGCATAAACAGAGAAAGATTTCTGAATTTTGTTAATTGGATCGAATGCTCCAAGATTGCCTTTCGAATAACCACCCATCTCTCCCCATGGAGTCTGTATATCAATAGTGAGAACTTCATCCCCGACAATCGGTAACGTTCCAACAAGATTTAAAGAATCACGAATAACCACTGATCCATGTAAAGTCGGTGAAAAAATATCTTCATAAAGATTTATTTCCATCATAAACGGTTTTAGATCTAATGGTTGTTGTGATGAGATTACGGTTAAGTCAAGAGATGCAATAATTACATCTCCTGGTTTTGCCAATGCATCACTGACTCCTGATACCTTTTTAGTTGATGCAGATTTACTTGGATCTGCTGTCGGTTCTGCCATTATTAATTACCTACTAATCAAACTCGAGTATAAAGATACGAATTCCGCCAAATATTTTGGCTCCAACATCTTTATTTCCCTCTTTGTATTATTTAGTTCTTCTTCATACTGATAATTAGAAACAACATTAATTACGCCATTTGTTAAATCTGTGGCATCATAATCCACAATCAATGGTGGAGTATCAGTTGTTCTGTAGTGGTGGGGCAAGTAAATTCCAGTTTCACCATACTTTTTTTTGCAATATGCTATTAAATCTGAATCACCAATCGGCCATTCTTTACGCACGTCAACAATATCATTTATAGTCATTATTACCCAATGATAGTCTGGACTATCGTAAAACTTATCAGAAACTTGCTCAATCGTAAAACCATCTGGGACAGTAATTGTTTGTAATAAAACTATATTGCTTTTGAATTTATTGAGCGAGATTCTACGAAATATATCAGTTACAAGTGTTGCTGTGTTTGGTGTGATAGTATTGACTAACAATTTGGGGAACATAGAAAAAAACATATTAGTATCCCTTATCAATTCTTTCGGTAGTCAGAGTTTCCAATTCAGAGAATTGAAGTCTAACAAATGCTTCAGTCGGACAACCATTTGAGAATGTAGTAAACCCTTCTGCACCATAATCAATAATCATGTCTGTCAACACACAGTTTGATATTTTTCTAACATATGTGTTTTCAGTACCATTGTGATAATAGATTATCATGAATTCTGATGGATATGTTAGGAAAAGTCCATTGGGACTCATGGTTGGATGCATGTGCATCGCAAATAATTTGAGTATACCTGAATCTCGGATACCATTCGTTCCTGTTGGCCATCCAAAAACCATTTCTGCCTCAGCAGCATTTCTCGGCGCGAATCTATAGTCAAATGAGAATTTTCTAAATCCCATGGATCTAAACAATTGCTCCTTGTATGGATTTTCTACTTTCTTAGAAGTTGCTTCCAGAGCATTATTAAATTGATCAAATCCAGCGATATTCGCGATTCGCCCTGCCTTTCTCACAAGATAATCAGCAGTTTCTGATCCTTCTTTAACCAATCCTGATAGTGATGTCTTTCCTGAAGCAAGACCACCGACGAGTGCGCCGAGATCTGCTGTTTCATAGTTTGCATTATATGCTGATCCAATTTTTTCTGGTATATGAAGAACGATTTCGTCGCTACCAATTACTAGACGTTGCTCTCCAGCGATAGCACTAGCAGCAACACCTGCTGCACCGCCCACAGCCCCACCAATGAGTGCTCCTCCAAGTCCTGCTGCCAATTTAGTAATAATAGAAACTGGACCGCCTGTGACATTCGGATTCGGATTTACTGTATTACCGCCATTTGATTTTAATCGATTACCGAGAGATACTGCAGCACCAATTCCAGTAGATGCACCTATGCCTGCGCCAAGAATTGCACCTGCCGCTCCTACCGCCAATTCACCATTTTGTGGATCAACTCTATTTTGGTCTGTCTGGTCGAAAATTCTTCCACCACCGCTTGCCAATAATTCTTTACCTCGTTTTGTTCCTTCGCGAACAAGAGGATAGAAAACAACATAATGTGGAAACTCGTCGGAATTTCCAATATCTAACGGATAACGTCGTTGTCCGTCTTTATCCAGCGGTGTTTCTAGGAAATTAACAGGCGCAGTTCCTCTGCTGAACCTACTTTCTTTTTTCGGTTCAGGTGCCTTTGTTGGTGCAGCAGGTGTAGTTGCTCCTGGAGCAGGAGTTTGCGTAGGGGCTGCGGGTGCAGGAGTTAATGCCATCTAGAATAAATATCCTATTGAGTATAGAGTTTGGAATATTTATATGAGTTATGGTAAGGAATCTTTGAAAGGTCTGTATAAAATACAGAATGCAAAAAAATATATTGGTAATCCAAACAACATTGTTTATCGCTCCAGTTGGGAACTGAAGTTCATGAAGTGGTGTGATAATAACGACAACATATTGGAATGGGGATCTGAAGAGTTGCCCATACCATATATCTCTCCTTTAGATAATCGAGTACATAGATATTTCGTGGATTTTTATATCAAGGTTCAAGAAAAAAGTGGTGTTACAAAGAAGTATCTGGTTGAGGTAAAACCGCAGAAGTTTACTAAAGAACCCAAAGTTCCCGCTAGAAAAACAAAGAAGTTTCTACAGGAAGTTATGCAATGGGGTGTAAACCAAGCAAAGTGGAAATTTGCTACTGAGTTTTGTGAAGATAGAGGATGGAAATTTATCATCCTGACTGAAAAAGAGTTGGGAATCCGTAATAAATAAGAAGGAGAATATCTATGGCAAAGGCAAGTGGTGGAAACAATAAGATTTCCTTTACTAATCAGAAAAAGGGTAAGACCACAATTGGTGGCAGTGCCTCTTCGATTAAGTTTTCAACCATGAATAAACGTAAACGTGCAAACTATAAAGCATACAGAGGACAAGGTAGGTAATTGGCAAATCCGTTTCAGAGACTTCGTGCCAAGGCAGGTGATGGACAAAAGTCCATGGATTGGTATATGAGTAATGTGAAAAACCTCGTTGGTGCGAGGTTGTCTCAGAGCAGCGTAATGAAATCTGATATTGGTGAATTAAACTCCAATATTGAGATTGGTTCGATGTATATGTATTTCTATGATCCAAAGTTAAAGGAAGAACTTCCTTTCTACGACACCTTCCCATTAGTGCTGCCATTTGGTCCAGCAAAAGGTGGATTCTATGGAATCAATTTACATTATCTACCTTACCTGTTACGAGCACAAGTTCTTGGTGAGTTGTTAGATTACAAAACAACCAAGACATATTCTGAAACGACCAAGTTACGCATGTCATACAATCTATTAAATAACTTGAAGAATGCGAATGAAGTCAAACCATGCATCAAACATTATCTGGCGAATCATGTTAATTCACAATTCTTAAAAGTCAATCCTGAAGACTGGCAAGCAGCAATATTCTTGCCGATCGAGAACTTTGTGGGTGCCACAAAGGAACAGGTATTCAGAGATTCTAGGAGCAAATTCTAATGGCGCAACCAACGTTCCATAACATAAATGATTTTTTAGGTCAGATTAGAAAAACTGATTTTGCGAGATCTAGTCGATTTGAAGCACTGTTTTTAGCACCTTCGTTCATGCGCGAGCATAGAACAAGTCAAGGAGATTCTCCAAAAATAATTTCTATGATGGTTGAAGATGCAATGTTCCCAGGACTGTTGGTTGGAACTAGACCACTAAGATTAAACAATCTAAATGAACAACGTGCAAATGCTATTGATTTTGGTGGGGATTCTATCACGTTTACGTTTTTGTGTGATACATCTTGGACCGCAAAAGATTTCTTCGGAGATTGGATGCGCAAAATTATCAATCCATACTCGAGATATGTGAGTTACCCAGATGATTACTATTCAGAAATTGATTTAGTATCTCTCAATAATGAAGACGAAGTTATTGCTCATTGGAGAATTCATGAAGCATTTCCAAGATCTATCGCACCAATAACTGTTTCTGCAACCAATTCAGAAGTTCTCAGAATGCCTGTGACTTTCGCATATAAGAGATGGGAAGTAATAAGTGCATATACACCAGAGGGCGTAGAATATAGTAATTTGAATGAATTAGATAATACTGATGACGCTGATCAGTTTATCAATGATGTTGAATCTGACATCGCTGACATCCCAGAATTTGAAGACACTTAAATAATTTGGAGTAAATTATGGCATTACCTACAATATCAGTACCGACATTTGACGTTGAAGTATATTCAACGAAACAAAAGGTATCAATGAGACCATTTCTCGTGAGAGAGGAAAAGATTTTGATTCTAGCGGCGGAATCAAATCAACGAGCAGATATGATTCGATCCATGCAGCAAGTTATTAATTCTTGCTCCGATGGTAAAATTGACGCAGAGAATCTACCATTCTTTGACATACAAAACATCTTTATTAGATTACGTTCACAGTCTATCGGCAGAGACTCAGAGTTCAATTTGATTTGCGGTGAATGTGGTCACAAGACTCCAACTATTTTGGATCTGGATCAGATTGAGTTACAGATAACTCCTGACCACAAAAATAAAATTATGATCACTGACGATATTGGTGTCATCATGAAATATCCAACTGCAGAAGTTTTGGTTGATGATGACTTGCCCATATTTGATTTGGTTGTATCATGTATTGATAAAATCTTCACACAAGATGAAATACATGATGCGAAGGATCAAACTACTGAAGAAATCGTAGAATTTATCGAAGGATTAACAAGTGAACAGTTTGAGAAAATCGTAGAATTCTTTATCACTTCGCCGAAGATTTTCCACAATATCGAGTATACATGTGTAAAATGCGAAACTGAGAACACGGTGGTTGTGGAAGGTGTAGAAAATTTTTTCGGATAACCCTTTCTCATGATAACTTAATGAATTTCTATAAAATCAACTTTATTTTAATGCATGAACATAAATACAGTTTGACTGAATTAGAGAATATGATGCCGTGGGAGAGGGAAGTTTATATAGGGATGCTAATGGCGCATCTTAAAAAGAAAGCAGAGAATCAGGACTAATGAACGAATTAGACGAAAAAACTGGACCAATAAATGAAAAAGGAACTGCTGGTTCAGGAGTCGGACAAGGCCGCACCATCCCTCAGTCTGGAACTGCACAACAAAAAGGTATCGGCAAAGAAAGTCAACTTTCTAAGATTGCTGCTGCAGTAAATCCAGGTTCTAAGGTAGAGGCAAATCCTACTGCTACACAATCTATGATCTCAACCTTCATGAAGACATTTGAGGCATCAGCAATTGAGATGCGAGATGAAACTAATGATGATCAGAAACAGTTGATCAAAACAATGATCGAAGAGATCACCAAGTTACAGACTAAAAACATGGGCGAGTTCGAGAAAGCAATTGGTAAGATTGTTGGTATCACAAAAGAATTACAATCCTCGAATAATCCTACGTTACAAAAACTCGGATCTACGATGGAATCTACCGCTCGTGATGAAGCAGTAAAGGCATCGGGGTACACTCTAACTGGCGAGAAAGATACACTATTAAATCGCCTTGGTCGTTCAGTTGGTATGAACGCTGAAAATGAACCAGTTGAAAAAAGTGCATCTGGTATCGGAAAACTCACCAAAGGATTTGCGTCTAATTTAGGCAGAGACGTTAAACGTGGTTTCAAGATAGCAGTTGG